TGAAAAATCTTTTGCTCTTGCAAAGTATGATATATGACCACTATGGATGGGATCAAAACCACCCGTTACAAGACTCAATTTTTTATAAAACATTAGATTACCATACCATGAGATTCACGAAGTATTTTCTTATATGGGCCACCGGGATTTTCATCGATAGTCTCTTTGACTAATTTAAGTTTTTGATACAACGCAGTATCGCCACCCAAGTGCAATGCACTTACTATGGTGCCAAGTTCTTTGTTGTTGATAGGTAGATCCATTAGGAAAAGAAAAGTTCTAAGTTTACAGTTTTTTCGACATTCCATTCAATCGCATCAAGAATAATTTTGAGTGGTTCTAAGAATGATTTGTCGAATTGAAGATCATGATCTATGTAAGGATCAAGACCAATCTCATGAGGAAAATCTTGTATGAATGAAATGATATTCTCATGAATAATATTTGGTTTTTTCAAATAGCAAAATTTAATTTTTTCACCATTTTGAATGAGTGAATACTTATTGTCTAACTTATGTTTCTTGACATAGTGATTAAACAATAAGGCACCACGTATATGTATAGGAGTTCCTTTTGCATAGATTGTAGAATGTGCTCGATACTTTACAACATCTGATGCTGTACGGGGAAATGCAATCTCTTCTGGAGGTAACTTTTTAAATTCTTTACGACATGTATCAATATAATCTATTATATCGTCTTCTGTTCCATTCATCATTATCTTAAGTGCATCTTTAATCATTTTACGACAAGGTGCAGGGGTTGATGACTTGACTGCTTCGATACCCATCATCTTAAGTTTTGGTTCATCATATCTAACACCTTCACTATCCCATACATTTAAAATATATCTTTTCTTTGCTGTCCATATACCACGATCTGCGATGTTCTCTCTCTTCATAAACATCTTTTGATCATAAGCATTTACGTATTTGGCCAACGTTTCATAAGAATTGTCAATATATTTTTCGAGTTCCATCTCACACACCTTGTTAAGGAACGAAACGATGCTCGCACCATCCTTCTCTCGATCTTTGTATACGACCTCCACCAAAGGCCCAAGATTAAGATAGATGGAATCAGTATCTGAAGCAATAACATAGTCAACCTCCTCTGTTTTAAGTATTTTGTTTAGATAAGAGTTCATTTTGTTTTCTATCCAACGAATAGAAACCTGTCCTGATAGAGTAATTGCTTCCGCATTTGCTAATTTATAATAGCGGAAGTATTGATTACCAATCGCACCATAGGCAGAGTTAAGAGAAATCTTCTTTGCCATTTGAATATTATTACATCTTGCGATTTCTTTTTCAAGTGTTTTTGTTGGTGTCTTTTCATAAGCTTTCTTTGCCTCGATCATTTTTTTCTTGAAGACCACACGATCTCCATACATCTTATCCATCAACTCAGGTAAAAATCCTCTTTTATCTTTACGATACATTGCACCATTTGCACATACTGCATTATCCTTGTACATTTCAAATGTTAAATCTTGATCAAGTATCTTATCTACTGTAACTGTTGGATGTTTTGTTTCGATAAGTGTTTCTGGAGATATGTTATATTGCATGATTAAATGCGGATACAGTGAGTTTAAGTCAAACGATACTACCCAATCATACTTTCCGGGAATCGGTTCTTTTACATATGCACCTGCATATTTTTCTGCCTTTGAAGATCGATTCTTTGGGGGAATTACAATGTTACGTTTCTTCAGATAATTGTAGATAATAGTATCCCACATTCTTACCTGATAAAACACATCATTGTAATTAACCTTGGCATCATAAGCCATCGTCAATGCCAACTCAATCAGTTTCATCTTGTCCTCAAGACGATCAACAAGTTCCACGTCAATGATATTATATTCAATAAACTTCTGCCATCCTTTTGTATAGAAGTCTTTGAATGTATCAAACTCACTGTGATCTAATTTCTGTTGTCCAAGTTCTACTTTAGCAATATAATCCAATCGATATGATTCTTGTGCCTTGTATGTAAACTTCTTATAGAGATCTAGATAATCAAGTTGTGTTACACCACCAATATCAAATGTAGTATTCTTTCGTCCATTAATGTAAACTTCTCCTTCAGATACAAGACCCCATGGAGATAATCTCTTCATCAACTTATCACCAAGAACACGATTGATTCTCTTTGCAATATAAGGTATATCATATAATTGAATGTTCCAACCTGTAACCACATCAGGAACATCTTGCATCCAGTGATTAATAAATGTGCGAAGTAAGTTCTCTTCTGTATTACAGCAATGATATGTTACATTCTTTTGTGTATTATTAAATGGTTTCATACCCCAAGTAATAATCTCTTTCGTTGTATAATCTTGTATCGTGATCGCAAGTATTTCTTCACTACAAGATTCAACATCAGGGAAGCCTTGTTCTGATGATACCTCAATATCAAGAGTAACTAATTTAATTTGACTAATATCAAACTTGACTTCATCCTCTGGATATTTTTCTGATATGTATTGATAGATATAACGATCATTTCCATATATCTCAAATCCCTCTACTTCATCATACTTCTTAAAAAAATCACGACACTCTCTCACAGTTCCCGGTTTAATAGCATCGACAGGAACACCACTTAATGTTTTGTATTTTGTTTTCTTTTTTGATCTAACGAAAAGAGTGGGGAAGAACTCATCTCTGTGTTCATATCGTTTCCCATTCTCAACACCACGAACCAGAAATTGATTACCAATCAACTGGACATTAGTATAGAATTTCATTTAAGAAGGTCTTGGTATTTTTCAAGTATAGTGGGTTTAGGGTCAACAAGAGTAAGTATCTTATCAGATGATAACATAAAAACATTTTCACTGGTGACATCAACTAACCATGGTGATAAAGTATTATTATCTCCTACAATAAAAGGTT